AATTCCGGGGTGGTGAAATCGGTAAACACACCAGACAGTTTATCTGGCGCCTGACGGGCTTGGAGGTTCGATCCCTCCCCCCGGAGCCAACTATTTATATCCTCCTCTGTCCTATATAAATATAGAGCAGATAGAGGATATTATTATATGGCATTTACAGGTCAAGATGGTTTTGTGTGGGGTGTTGGTGTAGTTGAAGATAGATTTGATCCGCAACAGCTAGGACGTGTTAGAGTTCGTTGGCTTGGTTATCATACGGAAGATAAAACCAAAATCCTAACCAAAGATTTACCGTGGGCACAGGTTATGCAATCTGTGGGTGGTTCTGCTATGGCGGGTATAGGGGAAGCACCTGTTAATCTAGTCGAGGGAACATGGGTATGTGGATTCTTTAGTGACTCCGGTTGGATGGATGATGCCGTAGTAATAGGTACACTGCCTGGTATGAATACCACGACAGCTTTATCTTCAAATGCTGGTGGAGGAAAGTGGGCTAGGTATCGTGGTAATTATAAAGAATTTCCACAAAGCCAGCTTTACGGATCAGATGAAGATCAGACTATAGAAGGTTCTGAAGAAAAATATAGTGATTATGAATATGGATTTTTTGATCCTACATTAGACCAGAGTAAGATACCACATCCCCCTAGTGAATTGACTTATGGAAGTTTATCTGCTGCAGGACTTGTAAAGTATATAGAATTTGATTATACTAATCCTGCTCTTTTTCCAAGAGTTTTAAATTGGTCGCCTGAAACCATACAGGATTTAGTAACCGATCCAATTAAGGTGCCTGAGACAGATGCAGGAAGTAAAGCTGCTTTATCAGAGCAAGTTAATGCACTAGAATGGACTAATCTTCCTGGCGATCCCGCTTTAAAAGAAACAGGACCAGCAGCCACATCAAGGATTACACATTCTGATTTATTGCACGCTATGTTTAATACTACTCGGCGAGTAGTAAGTGATGCACGACTACCAACATCATGGACTAAAATGGGTACAACAATGTGGCCCGATACCATGACGTATTCCGCAGATGGTTTAGATCAGGAACCATTTTTTAGAATTGGAGAACTGGAAGAAAATCCAGAATCTTCTGATACAAAATTAATTGTAGGAATCAATAGGTTAAAGGGTGTTGATAGACAGAATTATATTATAACTACAGGGTATTTGGAAGATGGTTTTTGGCGTGATAGTACAACGGGAATGCCTACTTATCCTTGGACTAGAGATAAGGCAGTAGTATCTAATGATTGGGGATTTGCTCCTTATACAGATACTAGGTTTGCGGCTGGTCAAGGAAGTAACACTGGTCAATTTGGACAGACTAATGAATCTTATCGTGTTACCCATCCCCGTGTTAAGTATGTTGCAAAGAAAGATTTAACACCAACGCAAGAGGCTCAAGCCAAAGCGTTGTATGATAGTGGTTTTTATGGTACTGGCATTTATGAAATGAATGATCCAGAACATGGTAGACAAGATATAAAATGGGATGATGTTAAGCCATCAGATTTAGTTATAGTACAAACACCTGATATGAACCCATTGGCTATGGGTGGCATTCCTATTGAAAGTATTTCATCTAATATTATAACTACCAAAGCAGGATTTTTTGCAACAGCCACAACTAGTATGGGAGCCAACACAAAACCAGCTATTGCAAAAGGAGATATTATACAGATCGCTGGTGTACGAGGTATGCAAGAAATTAATGGTAGAGTTTTTAAAGCCATTAGTGTTTCTGGTACAAGTACATTAACAGTTGGTTTAGGTACTAAAGATGGAACTGCATGGACAGGTCCTGGAGATACCGCACTCATTACCACAACATTTTCCACTTATATTAATGGTGGGGTATTAATTTTAAATCCACATCCAGTAATGCAATGGAAATCTGATGTTAGAGAACGGCAGATTAACATTGGTTCACCAGATTCAGAAACAGGTCTTAATAAGAAACATTGGAACCAACCTACTAGTGATTTTAATGCACAGTATCCATTTAATCAAGTTTACGAATCTGAATCAGGACACATTAAAGAATTTGACGATACGCCAGGTGGGGAACGTATCCATGAGTACCATAGAGCAGGAACATTTTATGAGATAGACCATGCTGGTAATAAGACAGATTATGTTAAGGGAGATCGTTATGATATCTCTATGCATGATGATTATGTTTATGTTAAAGGTAGAGTAGTTCACACTTATGATGATGAAGTTTTAATCCGATGTAATGATAGACTAGACCTTTCATCAAAGTGGAAGATGCAGATATGGTCTGGTGGAGATTTAGATATACATTCAAAACGTAATATCAATATAAAATCTGATGGTGATATTAATATGCAAGCTGATGGACATATTAATATGCAAGGTACTACACTTACTTCAGATCAGGCTAAATTTAAAGCTGGTACGAGAGGTGTATATGAAATGTCCAAGATTCGTATGAAGGCTGGGCATTTAGAAGCTGAGATGGTTGGAGATGAAGGACATCCAGATTTAATGGGTATTGCATTACAGTCAAACATTGCACCAATACAAATTAAGACTGTGCAAACTGGTAAGAGTATTTTTATAACATCGGCAGAAGATATTGAAATGTTTGCCAATGTTGATTTTTATCGTACTGCATGGACTGGTAAGATGTGGGATTATGCATATACGGATTATAATCTTACATCGGTATCTGGTGATTTAGAAATTCTGGCGGCTGGTACTACTAACACAGCCGCAGAAGCCGGCGGTGATATTCGTATTACTGCAAAACAACAATTGGATATTGAAGCCTGTAAGAAAGATTTAAACCTTACAGCCGGTTGGAGAGATATTAATATTCTCGCCTCATGTGGTTCTGATCCTGAGGTATTAGGTGGTAGAATTAATATGCAAACGGTAGCTAATACAATACCCAATAGTGGTGTGTTTAGTTTAACTTCCAATAGTGCTATTCAAGTTAAATCTACGCATAGTGAAATTAATATAGAAGCAGTTGCAGATACAGCTGGTATTATTAATATTAAAGCTGCGGAAGATGTAAAGGTAGAAGCTGCCGATCAGATGAATATTAAAGCAGGAGGTGAACTTAGAGAAACTGCTCCTGGTAAGATATATATGAATACTTCAACTAAGGTGGCAGAATCGGCAGGCAGTTCTGATCCCGCTGCGGCGGATAGTGCAGCTTTGGCCTCGGTGGGTAAACCCGCTTATATTGCAGAAACTATGGCTCTGCTTGTAATTGATTTACCAAATCCTGTTCCATCGGATCCACCGCTTATAGATGTAGATTCGCATGGTCTTGCCCTTAATAAAAATAATACAACTGGCGGGGGTGGTGAGAACATTAGAAACTTACAGGACTTGTTAGCTGATATGAGTTCGGGTATTGTTGCTCATGCGTTTACGCCATCAAGTGATGTTGGTAAACAAGTATTAACGGGAATACCTACCACTACATCGGCTGGAATTTGGGATGGTTATTCTGATGAGTTACAGAAAGATCAATACATTTTAGGTAAGAGAGCCTTTTCTAATGAAAGAAGATTTCATGGATGGGTGAGTGATACAGATAAAACACCAGTTACATGGAACTGTAAAATAGACAGTACAAGGTAAAATTATGCCAGAAGTAGCAAGAGGAGATTCAGTAGATTCTGTTACAACTAATCATGGTTGTACAGGGTCAACTACCACATCAGGAATGTCGGGTGATGTGATTATAAATGGTACTGGTGTGCATCGTAAAACAGATGCCACTGTATCTCATCCATATCCACCAAATCCTCCTTGTGCTCCTCATGCACCTACAATAGCAACAGGTAGTATAACTGTTTTTGCTAATGGTTTAGGAGTTGCAAGGAAGGGAGATGGATATACAGCCAGTGATGTGGTAGCTAGCGGTTCAGCTGATGTATTTGCTGGACCTTAATTTATAATAGGAGAAAAAAATGTTAGATACATTTATTGAAAAGATAAAAGATAGAGATTTAAGTTTAGGCGCCATTATGGTTATTATTGGCGTATTGATTTGGATAATTCCAGTTAAGTTGGTATTATCATGTTTGGTGATTTATGGATTGGTTCAAATCTTTTGGAAGAAGGAAGAGAAGGTAATAGAACAACATCAACATCATCACCACCATAACAACAATAAGAAGAAAGCTCCAAGGAAAAAGAATGGCTAAAAGAATACACGTTCCATCTTCAATAAAAAGAGATTCTGTAAAAAAGAGGACGTCCATTGGTAATTCAGTAAGGTCTCGTCCTAAAAACAAATACAAAAAGAGAACCTGGAAAAAGTACAGAGGCCAGGGTAAATAACATAAATAGTAGACATGGCAAATCCAGCAGAACAAGTTAATACAGGTTTTACAGATGCTCAAGGTGTTAATAATTCACCTAGAGATAATTACATCTATAAAGATTTCAGTTTATTCTTTACACCTAATCCTGTTACAGGAGATGTAACTTCGGTTACGGATGTTCAAGACATTAAAAGGTCTGTCCGTAACCTAGTTCTGACTAATAGATTTGATAAGCCCTTTCATCCAGAGATTGCATCTCATGTAAGGGATCTTTTATTTGAACCGTTTACTCCCATTACACAAACTCTTGTTAGAAATAGAATAGAAACGGTCTTGCAAAATTATGAACCTAGAGTTAAAGTTACCAGTGTTGATATTGTGGATCCAGAATTTCAACATATGGACAATAATAGTTTGAATATTAGTATTAATTTCACACTTGTAAATGATCCTAATATACAAACAGTAGATATTTTATTGGAGAGAATAAGATAATGGCAGGCGTAAACACAAAAGGAAAAATGAATATTACTGAATTAGATTTTGATAATATCAAGTCTAATTTAAAAACATATTTAAAAGGTCAAACAGAATTTACTGATTTTGATTTTGAAGGTTCGGGTATGTCTGTATTACTCGATACACTGGCTTATAATACACATTATAATGCTTTCATGGCTAACATGGCCGCTAATGAAATGTTCCTTGATACGGCAGTAAAACGTAATAGTGTAACATCTCATGCAAAGGCTTTAGGATATACTCCTACATCAGCTAAAGCTCCCATTGCTTATGTTGATGTGACTGTTAATGATGCTAATACTGCATCGGTTGTGATGCCAGCCGGTTATGCTTTCAATACCACAATTAGTGGAGTTGATTATCAATTTGTAAATGTTACATCTCGTACATTGCAACCTACATCAGGAGTTTATACCTATTCTAATATTCCAATTTATGAAGGGTCCTGGGTAACTACTAATTATACTGTAGACATTAATGATGCAGATCAGAAATTTATTTTAAATAATGATAATATAGATATCTCTACTTTATTGGTACAGGTACAGAATAGTGTTGGCGATACTACTACAGCCACTTATACTTTAGCTAATAATTTGGTTGAAGTAAAAAGTACATCTACAGTATTTTTTACTCAAGAAACTTTAAATGGCGAATGGGAGGTTTATTTTGGTGATGGTGTAGTAGGTAAGTCTTTAATAGATGGTAACATTGTACAATTATCTTATGTGGTAACTAACGGAACAGATGCAAATGGGGCTCAATCATTTACTGCGGCAGGAGCTATTAGTGGTTTTAATAATATTTCTGTAGGTATACAGGGTGTGGCTGCCGGTGGAGCAGCAGCAGAAGGAGTTGATACTATAAAATATAATGCACCATTTAGTTATGCAGCACAGAATAGAACAGTAACATCCGCAGATTATAAAGCTATTGTACCTCAACTATATCCCAATGTAAAAGCAATTGCAGTTTGGGGTGGTGAGTACAATAATCCAGCTGTCTATGGAAAAGTATACATTAGTATTTTACCGAAAACAGGAACAACATTAACAACATCTACTAAGGCATCTATTGTAACTTTACTTCAGGATTATAATGTGGTAAGTGTTACACCAGAAGTTATAGATTTAGAAACTACTAAAGTAATTCCTAAAGTTACTTTTAAGTATGATGCCAATGCAACAACCAAAACAACTGATGCATTAGCAACATTAATTACTACTGCGATTACCTCTTATAGTACTTCTGAATTAGAACAGTTTGAAAAGGTGTTTAGATTTTCACCCTTTACTACTTTGATTGATGATGTAGATCCTGCGGTATTATCTAACATTACAACTATTAATATTAGTAAAACTTTTAAGCCTACATTGGGTACTGCTTTAAAGTATACTATAGATTATGCTAACACACTTTATCATCCTTTCACTGGTTATAATCTTTTAACTACAGGAGTAACACATGGTGGAATTTTATCATCAACAGGGTTTACTATAACTGGTGATTCAAACACATATTATCTAGAAGATGATGGGTCTGGAATTGTAAATGCTTATTACATTTCAGGTACATCAAAAGTATATCTTGTTTCGGGTTCAGTAGGTACAATTAATTATACAACTGGTCAAGTTATACTTACTAAAATGAATTTTGCATCTGTTGGGGATGTTGATGGTGCTACTAGTACTTCAATTAGAATAACGGTACAGCCCGCATCTAATGATGTAGTGCCAGTTCGTAATCAGGTATTAGAAGTAGATTTGGTTAATCTTTCAGTAACAGGTGTAGCAGATACAATAGCCGCAGGCGCAGGAGATGCCGGTGTAAATTATAGCACTACCGCTACCTATTCAACGTAATGTCTACATTAAAAAATAAAGTTTCGGTTTTAGTAGAAAACCAGCTTCCAGATTTCGTAAGATCAGAAAATCCGAACTTCATATCCTTTATGAAGGCGTATTATGAATTTATGGAGTCGGCAGAATTAAAACTTACTACTTTAGGTTCTGTTGATTCAATCATTAGTGAATCACAAGCCGTGGGTGCTACTACACTTAATTATATTATTTTAAATGATGGAAATTTATATAGACCTGGTGAAGTAAATAAAATTTTAACAGAAGATACCACGGCCGGTGCTTTTGTAAATAATGAAACTATTGTAGGGCAAACATCTAAAGCTACAGCCGTTGTAAGAGTAGAAGATATAAATGCAAATTCTCGACTCTTTATTTCTTCTCAAAATGATTTTCTTATTGGTGAACAGGTTGTTGGCAGTACTTCTGGTGCTAGTGGTATTATATCCGATTATACAGCCAATCCCGTTCAGAACATCCAACAACTTATGGAGTATGCGGATGTTGATGAAACAATTGATTCATTCTTTGACCAATTTAAAGAAGCATTCCTAAGAACAATTCCAAAAGATTTAACGGCGGGTGTTAATGAAAGAAATCTTTTAAAGAATATTAAAGACCTTTATCGTGCAAAGGGTACGAGAAAAGGCCATGAGTTGTTTTTCAGAATACTCCTTAATGAAGAAGTTAGTTTAGCATATCCACGAACTGATATGCTGAGAGCATCAGCTGGTACTTGGGCAGAAGATCAAATAATAAGAGTAACCAGAGGTGATGATACTATTTTGATGGAAGATGCATCTGATTCTAATGGCGATATTTTTATATTAAATGAAGATGGGGGTCAAATAAAGCAAGAGCTTTCTATAGAAGGTACATCTGATTTATTACAATTGACAGGACAAGAAATAACACAAAGGGCAGTAGTTGATTTAAGTATTCTGTCTGGTGGTGCATATTATGGTAAAGGCTATTCAGTCATTAATAAAGCAACTGCCTTAGTAGATACTGTAACTGCTTTTAAGTATGGTGGCCAAGATGTTTATGAACTTGTATTAAGTGCTGGAAGTTTAGACGGTACATTTTGGACAGGACATACTATCACCGCTACATCAAATACTAATCCTGATTTAACTATTTCTGGTAAGTTAGGCAGTATAGTATCATCTTATAATGTAAGTACTTCCTCATCTAGTCAATATTTCGATATAGGTGATCCTTTAGGTGTATCGGCAGATAATGGTAATGATGCATCCGTTAGAATAGAATCTTTAACCTCGGGAGATATTAATACTATTATTGTAGATTCTGGTGGTTCTGGTTATGAAATCGGAGATGCTGTTACTGTTGATAATACGAGCACAAACGGTACTGCATTGGTTGCTCAAGTAGCATTAGTTAATGGTGGAATTTCTCCTGAGAGTGGATCCCTTGTTGGTGAATTTGGAATAGAATTAGAGTCTGGTACATCCGGTGCGCCTGGTGAAATAGAATTAGAAACAGCATCTGGTGCAGGACAAATAACACAAGAAGATGCTTATGATATGTTGGCTATAGATCATATCGTATTGGAAGATAATACTATTTTTAGAGATGGTATTGCTGGCAATAAAATAGGTCAAGAGTCGGGAACAGGTAATGGAGATGTTACAGACATTGTAATAACAAAAACTGGATATGGTTATACAAAAACTCCGTTACTGAGTCTACCAACAGCGGGTTCTAGAACTGGTGGAACCATTTATGCAAAGGGAACTAGAGTTGGTGAAATTAGAGATGTTACTATTTTAGATGCTGGTATTCATTATACAGATGCTGTTACAGTTACAGGTTATACTAATTTTTTATGCACTGATATTACAGGTACATTTATACTTAATGAAACCGTAACTGGAGGAACATCTGGAGCCACTGGGGTTTTTAAAGAGATTGATACATTTAGAAATGTTATAAAGTTATCTAATGTGGTGGGTACGTTTCAAGCAGGACCTGAAAAATCTGGTGAAACTATTACTGGGTTTAATTCTAGTGCAACGGCTGATATAGATTCCTATAAGGCTACTGCCCTTAACGCCGATCATACTACAATAGGTGAAACTTCTGGACGATTCTTGAATGAAGATGGTTTCCTTGATGAAAGAACTAAGAAGATTCAAGACAGTTATTATTATCAAGATTATTCGTATGTTGTAAAATCATCTAACTCTATTAATACATGGAGAGATAAATTACTTGCTTCAGTCCATCCGGCTGGTTGGCAGGTATTTGGTCAAGTTGATATTTCAACTGCGGTACAATCTATTGCTAATATTACATCTGTCATTGGCCTTGGACCTTTACTCAAAATTATTTACACTATGTTACTTGGTCGCCGTTTGGGTACTCCAGATCAAGTACCTATTAACCCATTCCCAGCTGTTGGTATTCACGACCCAGCTGATTATGGTAATTCATTTAGAATCCATAATGCAAGTAAAGCAATTGCTAAGGGTGAATTAATAACTGGTGATACATCTGGTGCAACAGCCACAGCTATTCTAGATACTACAAATGACCACGGTGTTAATTTGTTATATTATGAATTTTTAGCTGGAGGAAATGCTCCAGGACTTCCAGGTTCAGTATATTTTCAAGACGGAGAGTCCTGTACAACATCGGGAGGTGCCACTTTTTCTATAGTAGGAATTCATGGTTTACAGGGTGTCCGTGATGTAACGATGTATAGTTATTATAAGATAATCAAGCCACCAACATATATGACGGGTGATAAGTATTCATTCCATCCGAGAATTGGTGATGCAGATGAATGGAAATTCTCAAATGGTATGGTGGCATCTGCAGCGTCAACTAGAACATTCAATAGTATGGCAGTATATCCAGTTTATCTGAATATGTTGACCACTATTACAAGTGCTATAAATGCTTCAGTAACAACTATACCTGTAGCTGCAACAGATAATCTTCCTACACAAGGAACGATTAGATTAGGAACAGAAGAAATAACATATACTGGAAGATCATCAGCATCTGGTGCAGGCAACTTAACAGGATGTACTAGGGGGGCTAATAGTACAACTGCCGCCCCACATCTTATCAATGCAAACCTTACCTTAGTAAGATTGGCTCGATCACAATCACAAGCATCTGGTTTTAGATTGTCAGATTGGGCAACAGATTGGAGAGGTGTTGCATTAACCATAGGGGATATTACAACCTATCCTCAGCGAAAGAATAATATCTCCCCACCAACCGAAATAACTATATGGAAGACTTAATTAATCTATATAAATAGTTAATAAATATTAGAGAGAACTAATGCCATGGCAGCAATCGTAACAAATAAATTTAGACTTCACAATACAGAGCAATTCTACGAGTCTTTTAGTGAGGCGAGCACATCTTACTACCTATATGTAGGACGTCCTCAGCCGTGGACTAGTACTACTCCTTTTGGTGGTGGTTCTGATACTCAACCTCCCACACCTTTAGATAACGTAGATGACGAGTATATGTATTTTCGGGATATGCTTGCGGCAAAAAGAATTGCGGCCGCAGATATTCAATATGCAGTACCTAGACATAACTGGACATCCGCAACAGTTTATGATTACTACAGGGGTGATTATGGAGCCCAGTGGTCATCTACTGCAACTGATATTGTTAAAACTGTAAATAACGGAACTAACCTTTGGGCTTCAACTACACTTTTCTATGTAATTAGTTCATTGAACAATGTATATAAGTGTATGTGGAATAATAATGGCGGTCCTTCTACAGTAGAACCAACTGGAACATCAAATGCTGAACTTGAAACTGCGGATCTATATGTATGGAAGTATATGTATACACTTACCACTACACAAATCACAGATTTCTTAACGGCAGACTTTATGCCTGTTCAAACAAACTCTACGGTATCTGCTGCAGCAGTTGATGGTGCCGTAAGACATTATAAAGTAGAACGAGGTGGAGCGGGATATACTACTGGTACTTATACTGCACAAACATTGCAGGGAGATAGTTCTATACGAGGTGGCACGGCCGCAACATTTACAGTCACAGTAGATGGTGGTGTGGTAACTAAGGTAGTTATGGTTAATGAAGGATCAAAATACACTTATGCAGATTGTAACATTGATGCTATTAGTGGTATTGGTACTCCAAGTACCAGTGCAATTGTAACACCTATTATAGGCCCGCCTGGTGGTCATGGTTTTAATGCCGTTAATGAGTTGGGTGGTTTTTATGTAATGACAAATACTACAATCTCGGGAACTGAAGGTTCTGGTGACTTTGTTGTAGATCAAGATTTTCGTAGAGTGGGTATTGTTCTTAATCCATATAATTATGGAACAACAACAGTGGCTACTGCTTCTACATTGAACGCATTGAAATCCATGACGTTCAGTGGAACGCCAGGAGCATTTGTTGCTGATGAACCTATTAGTGCTCCTTCTGGTGCTGCTGGTAAAGTAGTACATTTTGATTCTACTACCAAAATTTTGAAATACATTCAGACGCAATGGACCGGTGTAAATACCGCTGGTAGTGAAATAGCCTTTGCGGCATCTGATGTAGTAACAGGTGGAACATCATCGGCAACAGGTACTATTGCTTCATTAACTAATCCTGAAATTGCTTATTACAGCGGTAATGGAATTTATGTAGAAGATAGAGCACCAATTTCAAGAGCAACAGATCAAACAGAAAATATTAAGCTAATAGTGGAATTCTAATATGCCAGCCAGAACTGATTTTAATGTATCTCCTTATTGGGATACCTTTGCACAAACTAATGATTTTTACCGTGTTCTTTTCCGGCCTGGATTTGCAGTACAGGCAAGAGAACTAACAACACTTCAAACAATTTTACAAAACCAAATTGAACAATTTGGTAATCACTTCTTTAAAGAAGGTACGATTGTTATACCAGGCAGTTTAGCCTATGATGACAAATATTATGCTATTAAGTTGCAAGCTACTTATGGTTCACCAACACCGGTTGCTATTTCTACATACTTAGAACAGTATGCAGCTGGTACTCATAATAGTATTGAATATACCACAGGTGCTGTTCTTACTGGTGTAGAGTCTGGTGTTACTGCTGAAGTAGTTGGTTATGCACTCAATACAACCGGTGGAGATCCAGATACCTTATTCGTAAAATACATTAGTTCAAATACAAGCGATAATACTACCACTACTTTTAGTAATGATGAGGAAATTAAAGCTGATCGGCCTATATCATCTTATTCATCCGGTACAGCATCTGCACAGTTACAAGTAACAGCGGCTACGGTTACTGGCTCATCCGCTAGTGTTACAGAAGGTATTTTTTATGTTCGTGGTTTTATGACTAGAACGACAGCCCAGACTGTTGTTTTAGACAAATATACAAATACTCCTTCATATAGAATTGGTTTTAATATAACCGAAA